ACCGCTTCTTCGTCCATCTCGGATTTGGCCGGAGATGAAATCACCGCAGCGGGCATTGAGAAGATGTCCGAGAAGGCCAAGGGCAACCTGACCATCTTCCTCAATCATGAATACCGCGTTCCCGAAGATGTCCTGGGGTCCGTCCGGGAGTCGTCGATGACGACCCGTGGCGTTGACTCCGAGGGGAATCCCATCGTGGACCTCGACTTCGACATCAAGGTGAATGAATCGAACCCCCGAGCCTTGCAGACTTTCGAGTCCATCAAGTCCGGGGTCAAGCTCGGCACCAGCATCGGTGCCATCGTCCGTCACGCCGAGAAGAAGAAGGGTGGCGGACTGCGTATTGACGACCTGGAGCTTCTCGAAGCATCCATCGTCGGCATCCCTGCGAACCCTCGCAGCTGGGTGCAGTACGCCATGAAGTCAATCCAGGGCGTCGACTTCGAAGACCTCCTCATCGAGGACGAAGAAGAAGTTGATGTCATCAAGAATGAGGTCCACGAAGTCACGACTGATGTGACCTACGAAGTCACGACTGATGTGACCTTGGAAGCAACCGAAGAGCCAACCCTCGTCGATGACGCCCCCGAGCCGGATGTCATCGTCGATGTGGAGCCCGATAAGGAAGCAGCCAAGACCAGCGTCACCGTGACCGTGGAAGCTGAAGACACGCAGGTAGCTTCTCCAAGCGCCCCTGAGACCGTGTCTGATGAGACCGCCGATGGCGATGACGCCGCATTGGGCGACACCGTCACCAGCGGCGCAGATACGGCGGAGAGCATTTCGCTCGATGCCAACGACCTCGCTTCCATCGTGAAGCGTTTCCAGGAAGCCATCACCACGGTGACGGACCTCCAGAAGCAGCTGACCGAGTCGAAGGCCGAGGCCGCTGAAGCCAAGGAAAACCTCGCGGTCGCGAAGCAGATTGTTGAACGAATCGCCGACCTCCCCGTGGGTCAGAAGACCCAGTTCAAGGGAGCAGTTGACGACTTCCGCAAGCAATTCCCGCAGTACGACAACGAGTACATGAAGTTTTTGGAGAAGTAAATGGCAATCGACCCGACGCTGAAGAGCGTCCTTGAATCCCTGGAGGACATCGGGAAGCAGCTCTCTGCTCTGAACGATGCCCCCAGCACAGCTCCGGTCAAGACAGCCGGGGAAGATGTGTCCGACGAAACGCCGACACGGCGTCTCATGTCGCGCGCAGACCAGATGGACATGCGGGGCAAGCTCCGTGAGAAGTCCACCTCGGAACTGCACGCCATGTTCGGCATCCAGGCTCGGAAGTCCGAGTCCGGGATTCCGTTCGACGTGTGGTCCAATACGGGTGGCGGCGCCATCCAGCAGGGCATCGCCAACGACGAGATGCTGAAGAAGACCCTGGATACCGGTGGGGGCGCTGCCCTTATCCGCCAGGACCTGGAGCCGATTCTTTACGAGCTTTACGTTCGTGAGTTCCCGGCCTGGGAGCGGTTCTCGAAGGAACCGGCCAACGGCCTCGTTCACGCCTACAACCAAATCACCGACTTCGGTGACGCCCAGTTCATGACCGAACTGGGAACCGTCACGGATGACGTGTCGACCTACGTTCGGAAGACGACCAACGTGTCGGTCATCGCGACCCGGCGCGGCATCTCGCTGAAGTCTCAGTTCGCCGTTCAGGCGGGTGGGATGAGCTGGAGCCCAGAGCAGCTGGAGCTTCAGGGTGGCCTTCGTGCCATCGCGCACAAGATGCAGAAGACCATCTTCCAGGGCCAGGCGACCAACTCGGGCGGGACAACGTCCAACGAGCTGGGTGGCTACGATGCGAACTCCTTCGATGGGCTTCGCAGCCAGCTGAACCAGGCCATCGTGAAGAACGTCGACCCGACCGCTGGTACTCCTGAGGACATGCGGGCCGCAATCGACCGCGCTGCTCAGGAAGTCATGGATGCCGGTGGTTCCGTTTCCGCCGCGTATCTCCGTCCCAACGAGAAGGTCACCTTCGACCTCCAGCAGGACAAGAACGTCCGGTACATGAACAACTTCGTGAACGTCACCCCTGGTGTCCTCACGAACGCGGTCAATACTGTGTTCGGTCCGCTCCCGCTGGCGAGCATCCCCGGTGATTCCATCGGGACCTATACCGCTGCTACGTATAGCGGCAACACGGTCGGCGACATCTACATGCTGGATGAGTCGTCCATCTCCATGCCGTACCTTGGTTCGGAGGGCGTCACCGTGCTCGATATCCCCATCGGGATTTCAGGTCAGCTGACTCACCTCTTCATCATGTTCGGGATGTGGGGACTCGCGGTCAAGGCGTTGCCCTTCAGCAACAAGGTCCGCGTCAAGCAGTAAACACCAAGCCCCTGGGCGGTGCCCCCCTCCCGCCCAGGGGTCTTCTTGCCGGATACCACGGCCGATTAGGAGGTAGTAGATGTATCTGACTCCCTCCCGGTATCGAGCATCCGGTTTCGGCGTCGATGTCTCCACGATGGAAGACGCCGAACTCCGGGCTGTACTGGTCCGTGCCTCGTCGCTCGTGGATGTCTATTGCGGCATCCCGATGCAACCCAGTCGGCATGACTTTAGGGGTGGTTCTATTACCGGCGAGCAACATGCCTGGCGTCTGGCGACGGATGTAGGCCGTGGAACTCGCCGGGTTTACCCGATGCACCGTCCGCTGAATACGGCGACTAGCTTCGTGGTCAAGTTCACCAACACCTTCCAGGTCAGCATCGACCCAGCCAATATCTACGTGAACCGCATCGAAGGCTGGATGGAAGTCGTGTCCCTGGCCGCTGTAGCGTCCGGGCTGTACCCAGTCGGGGTCAACTTCGGGCTCTATACCCCGGTCGCCGAGATTGGCTACACCTACGGCTATTCCTTCTCGGTCGAAGACGAAGAGATGATTGTCACCGACGGCAATACCTACCAGGCCATCCGAGGCTCCTGGTCGGCCAGTCCGGCGCCCATCATCAAGAAGAACGGGTCGGTCATCACGACCGGGTTTACCACCAGCATCTCCGAAGGCGAGGTTGTGTTCGATGCTCCAAACGCGGCCTCGGACATCATCACGGCTACCTACACCTACACGCTCCCGGACGCCGTCGTGGATGCCACCGGGGTCGTCGCCACGCATCTCCTGGGTGAAAGGTCCCTCGCCTCGAAGGGCATGTCGGGCCTCTCGTCCATCAAGGTCGCAGAAGTCGCCCTGGCTCGTACCCGCAATAACGCGGCCGTAGGGGAAATGGGCAACGTCATCCCTGAGACCGCGATGAACCTGCTCTATCCGTACGTCTATCGGAACGTGGCATGAGCCTGCTGTCCCCATCCGAGTTGGGTGCGCTATCTGCCGTCGTTGAATCGGGGATGACCAGCGATATCACCATCCTGCGGCTCATGTCGGTTGATTCCGCAACAGGACAGGACCAGAGCTGGACCATGACCTCCGTTGTCAAGGGATGGATGTATTCAGGCGCGGCCCCGGTATTGACCATTGTCAGCGGGGCTCAGGCGCTTGTGGATACGTTCCGATTGTTTGTCCCACTCGGAACAGACGTACGGACCGGCGATAGGGTCCAAGTCGGTGGGGAGACTTACACGGTGTCCGATACGACAGCGGAGAACACCTGGCAGGCGATGTTGACGGTGTCTCTGCGAAAGGTCGACTGATGGCAGGGATTCTGAATCGGGACCTTCTCCAGAAGAGAGTCGACAAGGCCAGGGAAGCTGCCTTCGACGAACTCTCTTTCGCGGTCGTGAAGATTGCCAAGCAGCGCGCTCCGGTGCGTCGAGTCGAATCAGGTGGGCCAAGGGCTCGATACAAGACGGCTCCGACCAGCCTGAAGGCAGCGGCATTCGATGCCGCGAAGCAATACAAGTACAGGGCCAATCGACAACGGACAGCACTCGAAGCAAGGTCAAGAGCCTTGACTTCGTTGTACGAAGCTCGCGTCCGAGTTCGACGGCGCGGTGAAGGCAATAGGGCCATCGTCCTGGGCCAGTTCACCAGGACCAAGGCTCGTTCGGTCCGCGTTGCGGCCACCCGTGGGGCACCCCGCATGAGCATCGCGTCCAAGCGCGGCTTCAAGCCAGCTTCTGGAGTTGGCGGATATGCGGGAATCTTCGGTGGTTACGAAGGCGCAAACAAGACCTTCATGAACAGCCTCACCTCCCGTGGCCGGTACGAACTGCGTCGACAAAAGAACTCAGCAGTCGTAGCCCTCGATAAGCTCGGGAAGATAACCACGGTTCCGGCGAACGTTCATCAGATTCAACTCGGTGGACGCCTGAAGGCATCTATTGACGTTCTCAATCAGACAGATACATCCGTTGTGGTCGGAACAACCGTCCCGTACGCGCTCTATGTCGAGTTTCCTACCAGCCATAACGCTGCCCAGCCCTTCCTGTTGCCCGCACTGAAGACGGTCAAGCGAAGTGTTCGGAGCGTCGTCAAGAAGCACCTGCTTGCGCAGGGGCTCGTCGTCAAGGGTTAGCGATGTTGACCAACCTCGCGCCCATCAAACAAGCCCTCGTCCAGAAACTCCGCTCCAATGCTGAATTGAAATCAGCATTGACCGGCAGCATTCACGAGGGATTCGCTCCGACTGGTACGGCGTATCCACGGCTGACCTACGGCATTCATTACGCTCCATTGGATTACACCTGGACGTCAATGACGGTCGAAGTTGGCATGGACGTGTTCGTCTATTCGGAGAACAGCGTTGAGGCCGATAACCTCGATGCGCTCGTCTTCGCCACGCTGCACGATGCAGAGCTAGAGGTGAACGGGCAATCCACCCTTATCTGTCGACGGGTCAGCAGTTTGTCGCTGCCTGATTCGAACGAAGAGGGGAGAAAGATTTATCAGGTTGGCGGTGTCTACGAAATCTGGACCCACCAACTCCTCCCCACAACGGCGACCAGTTCGTTCAGCGCTGACGCTGTGGTCGTGTAACGGATTCTAACCATAAGGATGGTGTATCTTGGCAAAGCTTCACGGCAAGGACGGAGCCATCTACCTCGGTGGCGCCAAGGGCGTGGGCACGAAGGTCACCGAGAAGACGGAGTGGGCGGTTCAGCTGAACCGTGACTACGTCGATGCGACGGTCTTCGGTGATACCAACAAGACCTACCTCGCGGGTCTGCGCAACTTCCAGGGGACCTACGCAGGCCTCCTGAACACCGCTGGCGACGACATGCTCGACGCCACGGCGCTCGACGCGCAGCTCATCTACCTGTATGCCGATGACGGAACCGTTCCGGTCCTC